AATCAGCAGAGCTTATGATTAATAGTGATTGGAAAACAGTAGGAGACTACGGTGTGAGTGAGGATGGCACGGTTTTAAAGCAATACTGGGACTTATCTGAGGCTAATGTAGTCTTGGAGTATATCGAGCCTTTAACAGATAGCTGTGATTTAGTTTTAAATAATAGAGATTATTTTGCTTTTTGTGTGTTGAATTAAACTGTAAAAATTCCCTATATTATGAGGTTTTTACTGCTTTTTAGATATAATATACGACTGCAAGAGCCTCAATCTCTTGCTGTCTATTGAGGAGACAAAATGCAAATAATTTATAAAAAAACTAGCGAATTAATTCCCTATGTAAATAATACAAGAACTCACAGCGACACACAAATATCACAAATAGCATCAAGCATAAAAGAGTTTGGATTTACTAACCCGTGCTTAATAGATGTTGATAGTGGATTGATAGCTGGGCACGGTCGAGTTCTTGGAGCTATTCAATTGGATATGGATGAAGTGCCTTGTATAGTATTAAAAGATTTAACAGAGGCTCAGAAAAAAGCTTATATCATAGCAGATAATAAAATCGCTTTAAATGCTGGATGGGATGAAGATTTACTACAGTTGGAATTGTTAGAATTAAATGATTTAGGGTTCGACTATAAAGACTTAGGGTTTGATTTTGATTTTGACAAAGAGGAAGATGTTGAAGATTTTGAAGTAAATCTACCAACAGGAGACAGAGAACCAATTCGAAATATGACATTTACGGTTTCGGACGAACAGCACGAAATAATAGAACAATGCTTAAAACTAGCAAAAGAGTTTCCACTACAAGACCCAGCAGGGATTAATGAAAACAGCAACGGAAACGCTTTATATTATATATGTGAGGTATTTAAAAATGGTATGGATAGTTAAAACAAAAGATGGAATAACACACGATGTAAAAGATGAAGTTATCGGTATGTTTACTCAACAAAATGAGGTTGCAGAATGTCAGCTAAAGAGATAATAATCAAACCGATTCCAAAACCATTAGCAGATAAAATTGTGAAGAAGTATCACTATAGTGGCAAGGTAGTACAAAATAGCAGTCTATGTTTCGGGATATACTACAAAGGTATTTTAATGGGGGCTATGCAATATGGTAGTCCAACAGACAAAAGAAGAATGTTACCAATGGTAAAAGATACTCTTTGGAATGAAATGATAGAACTTAACCGAATGGCTTTCAGTGATGCACTTCCAAGATTTGCAGAGAGTAGAGCAATAGCATATAGTTTAAAGTGGATAAAAAAAAATACTGGTATAAAGTGGGTTATATCTTTTGCAGATGGTTGTCAATGTGGACACGGTACTATTTATCAGGCTAGTAATTTTAAGTTATGTGCTATTAAAAAGAATACTGAAATAGTAATGTTGCCAAATGGAGACGTTACAAATTTTAAAACATTAAACTCCACGAGTTCAAAATATTCAAAAGACAAGAGTGATAATGAGTGTACTTCATCAACAAAGTACTTAGATAAGTGCCACAAAGGATGGAAAAAACTCAATGGCTATATGTATAAATACATCTACTTCCTAGACAAAACAGCAGAAAAGAACTTCACAGGCGAATTTATACCATTTAGTAAAATAAAAGAGTTAGATATAGAAATGTATAAAGGTGAGTGGATTAATGGAGCGAACAAGTGAGGATTACACTCCTTTCTCTTGACGGGAAGTCAAGCACTTTATTATTAAGCTATGTCCGCGAATTTAAAGCAGTAGTATATCATAAAAAAGCAGTGGGTAAATAATGCAAATAGTATCTCAAACCGAAGCGAGTAAATAATGGCAAGACCATCTAAATATAATTGGGAAGCAATAGAGATGGCTTATGAGGGTGGTTTAGATAATGATTCGATAGTAAAAAAGTTCGGAATAACAAAGAAACAATTAACTAATAAAATAGCTCTAAAAGGGTGGATAATAAAAGGTTATATAAAATCCGACATAGAGGGGATAAGTGCCAGTTTAGGGTCACTTAATAAGATTAGCACAAAACACCCAGAATTAGAGAGTCTTATTGTTGCTAAAATAGATACAACAATAGAAGATAATGAACTGATTACAAATACCAGAAAACTAGCAAAAATGGCTCAGGGAATATTAATCAAAAGCAAAGACAATTTTGACCATTCAAATATTAGAAATCTAACAGGTGCTTTAAAAGACATAGAATCAATAGCAAACCCACAAGCTACTCAAAAGATAGATTTAACTCAAAACCAAGCACAAAGCCAAGGTATAAAGATAATAAAAGAATCATATGAGTGAAATACTCTTTAGAAAAAACAAATCACACAAACCATTCTTTGAGGATGAGAATAGATTTGTTATATCATATGGTGGTGCAGGTTCAGCGAAGAGCTACTCAACTGCTCAAAAGATATTAGAGAGAATCATAAATGAAGAGAACCATAAGTTCTTAGTAGTAAGAAAAGTAGCAACAACTTTGAGAGTGTCCGTATTTCAACTGTTTAAAGATATTATTTACTCGCTTGATTTAGGAAGCGACTTTAAAATAAACAAATCGGACATGACAATTACAAACATTCATAATAATTCGATGATCTTGTTTTTTGGTTTAGACAATATTGAGAAGCTAAAGTCTATTCAAGGAATAACATCCATATGGGTAGAAGAGGCAAGCGAAACAAAGCAAGCGGATATTATGGAATTAAATCGTAGACTGAGAGGTCACACTCCATACTACAAACAGATAATACTTACATTCAATCCGATATCGCATCTTCATTGGCTGAAAGAACACTTTTTTGATAACCCACAAAGCACAGCTTCAATATATAAAACTACATACTTAGATAATAATTTTATAGATAAAGAGTACAAACAAGAGATTGAAGATATCAAGCACTACGATATACAGCAGTATAATATCTATGCTCTTGGAGAATGGGGGGTGTTAAATACTAATATTGTTTATCACAACTATGACTTTAATAAGCACACTACGACGCTAACTATAGATGATTTTGAAGTGCTACACTGTGGTGTCGACTTCAACGTTGGCGGAAGTGTATGTGTTATTAGTGGGATTAGAGACAATAAAGTTTTTGTTGTTGATGGGTTTAGTGTATATGATACTCAACAAATAATAGATAGATTAAAAGGTATTAAATACAGCAAGAAAATATTAGTTGTCTATCCAGATGCAAGTGGTGGGAATAATAGTGCAAATGCTCCAGCTTCATCAATCACTATGATGAGAGAAGCTGGACTTAGAATAGATGCACCCTCATCAAATCCGTATGTAAGAGATAGAGTTAATAGTGCTAATAGACTGTTCGCACAGGATAGAATACTAATCAATGATAGGTTAGAAAAGCTTGTATACAGTCTGCAAACACAAGCATATAAAGAGGATGGAACTCCCGAAAAGTCAAAAGAGCATAAGGGTGGGGCGGTCGATGATTGGAACGACTCTCTAACATATTTCATAAATCGCAAATTCGGATTAACAAAGCCTAAAATTTCAGCATACAATGAAAGATTAGTGTAAAATTCAAACTTCACAATATAGGGCTATAAATGCCATTTGATGCTATAGTGAAACAACTTGTTTATATGCTATAATATTAAAAAGTTTTAAAGGTTACAGATGTCAGATTCCCCAAACTTCAAAAGCGAACAATATACAAAACATGAAAAGCAAATTACACTCATTAGGGATATATATAGCGGTACTGATTCAGCAGTAAACCATTTAAGACAATTCCCCAAAGAAGAATCGGCAGAATTCAATGACCGTAAACAAGATACGGCATTGGATAACTATGTCGAAACAACAGCATCCACAACTAAAAATATAATCTTCAGAAAACCGATTGATTTATCAGGAATAACGAGTAAATTAGTTTTAGAATGGTCTAAAAATATTAATTTTACAGATAGCCTAAACAAGTTTGCTAAAGATTTGCTAATTAATAGAATGATTGACGGAAATACATATTTACTTGTCGACCGAATGGCTTTCGATGAAGATCAAACTAAAAATGCTGCGCAGCAAAGCGAGGATGAGAAAAGACCATATTTTGTAAATGTTCTAAGAGAAAATGTTTTAAACGTTGAGATGGATATGTACGGAAACTACACAAGAGTTTCGATCCGTGAATATTATTCAGAAAAGGTCGGAACTTTTGGAAGCAAGTCACTTGAACAAATTAAAGTTTGGTATAACGATGGAAAAATAGAGATATGGAGAGAAGATAAACTCTTTGGCATAATCGCAACAAAACTGAAAACAATCCCGCTTATTAAAATCGGTAGCGATGAAAATCCACCTCTCTACAATCAAGCAAAGCTAAACATTCAACACATGAATAGAGGTTCAGAGTGCTCTAATTATGTTCGTGTTGGTGCTAGTCCGTTCCTTGCAGTATTTGGAAACCTTGAGGGCGGAGATAAGCCTAAAACACTTGGGATTAACAGCGGTTTGAAATTCAGTGATAAAGACCAGAGCGATGTCAAGTGGATAGAAATGACTGGTGCAAACTATGCCATAATCAAGCAAGAGATTGATAAATTAGCCGAACAAATGATAAGAATAGCTGTAAGCTTTGCAACAGATTCAGCGAACAAAACAGCTACGCAGGTAGAAAAGGAGTCTGTTGATGGCGAAAGTAAGCTAACCGACTACTCAATAGAGATTGAAGAGGGTATTAATAGAGGTTTAGAATATATGCAGCTCTTTGTGGAAGCTTCACTTGGAGAGAATACTATAAGCACTAATAAGGACTTTGATTCTGCGATTCTTACACCTGAACAAGTCACTAACTATCTTGCTTTATATACTCAAAATGTAATAAGCCTTGATAAGCTATTGGAAGTTCTAATTGCAGGCGAATATCTGCCCGTAATGGACGAAAAAGAGATAGAACAAGAGAAACTATTACTAAGAGATAGCGGAGCAGTATAGTGAAAAAGACTTTAAAAGCAACACTTCAATTAACCGACACTGATATCTCTTTTTGCTATGGAGAAAAAGAGTATATAAGATTTATGAAGAAAGAATATAGATGCGATGAATTTTTAAATAATGATGCAGTTACAACAATAGTAACAAACAACAATACTGGTAAATTTTCAATAGTAATAGGCATTAAGAAGATAGATAATATATATTCACTAAAAGGGCTGATAGTTCATGAGATTAGCCATTCAGTAACGGAATGGATGAAAGAATTCGGGCTAAATTGCGATGAAGTGCGAAGCTACACTGTACAATATCTTTATCAAGAGATTATTCCTTTTGTAGATAAAATAATAAGTAAGAAAAATGATTGATTATTTCGATTTATCACTAAAGGAGTCAACTCTTTTTGAACTATATAATCCAAAGGCATATGAAGATTTGCTACTAGCATTAAAGTTAGCAGATGAAAGAGTAACTCAAAGGATTTTAAAGACCAATGGAGAGTGGACTAGAGCGGAACTTATTAAAACCAAGGCATACATCAACGAGCAGATAAATATCGCTTACGGTGGATTATTTGAGGGTATGCAAAAAGATAGTGTGAATGTAGCTAATGTAGTTTATGCTGCAACAACTGGATCAGTAGCAGCAGAAGTTCCACTATATGCAGTCAATGACTTAATAAATTCTAATCGAAATATTCAAGGGTATTCATTCAAAGAGTTGTTTAAAATAAGTGAAGATAATCATGCGCGACAACTTAGAGTATTAGTATCAAGTGGAGTGGCTGGAGGTCTTACACCCTCTCAGATGATACGAGAATACAATATAAAGAGTGATAAACTTTCAAAAGGTCAAATAAGAAGTGATATATTTACGACTATAACGGATAGTAGGGCAAGAGGACGATATCAAGCTTATAGAGAGTTGGAAAAGCTAGGTGTGAGCGATGGGTATATTTACTCAGCCACTCTTGACAGCGGTACAACTCTTTATTGTAGACAGCATGACCAAAAAGTTTATCATAAAAGCATAGACGAGATTTCTCATTTAATTCATACTCACTTTAATTGCCGCTCACAATTTATTCAAATACAAGAAACTCCATCCCAAACAAGACCCTCTCAATTTGGAGAAACTGAAACCAATAACTATGAGTCGTGGTACTTAAAACAAGACAATAGCTTTCATAAATCAACACTTACAAATAAAAAGTACAATGCCTTTTTAAAAGGAAAATATAAAGTTAAGAGTCTTAATGATATTGATAAGATAACGGATTTAGAGACTGTAAAAAGAGAGTTGTAGTGTTAATATGCTATAATATCAATTAAATTACTCAACGAGAGGATTATAAATGAACTACGAACAACTACTTGCATTAATCGGTGATAATGCAGAGGCGAAAACTTTTATTGCGTCAATTCAACAAACATCTAAAGATAATACTGACAAAATAAATACTTTAGAACGCAAGGCAGGCGAGTTTAAAACCTCATTAGATAAGTTTAAACTAGGAAATACTCTAATTAAAACAAGTCTTGGGATAGATACTCTAAATGAAGAGACACTAAATGAAGCACTTTCCAACCTCAAAGGTGGTAAAGGCGATGAAAAACTAACTGCTGAAATAGCAAATCTCAAAACATTACTAGAAACAGCAAATAGTGATAAAACTACTCAATCAAATGAGTATGAGTCAAAGCTTCAAACAATGGCTTTAGATAATGCTATTTCAAATAGTAGTGTCGGTGCAAATGTTGCTAATGAAGCTATGTTTGGTATAGTTAAAAATCTTATCAAAGATGGGGCAACTTATGAAAATGGCGAGATAGTTTATAAAAATTCAGACGGCACGACTGCATTTAGTGGTAGTGGTAAACCTATGAATATTAACGATAAAATTAGTGCTTTAAAATCAGATGCTAATTATGCAGGACTTTTTAAGCCTGATGCAAATGGTGGAAGCGGTACACCTCCTCAAAATAATGGTGGAAGTACAGGATTAAAACGCGGAAGTATGAACCATAGCGAAAAGGGTAAATATATAGCAGAAC